AAGCAGGATTAAATGTTAAACAGGTATGGCCTGAGCGTATGGTGTCTGGTGATTATAGCCAATTGTACGAAACTCTTGATTGGTTAGGACTTAATTGGAAGTCAGACGTATTAAATTTTATTGACCCGAAACTTTGGCATGCGAGGAAAAAATAATGAGCAGAACTTCAGCCACCGAAGTAAAACAAATCATTGATACTGATCTTGATGATACAATAGTTGATGCATACATATTGGGTGCAACAGAATTGGTCACCGAAATTATTGGATCTAATACAACGATCACCGATGAACTCAAAGAGGAAATTGAACGCTGGTTAACCGCGCACATGATCGCAATGACTCGTGAACGAATGGCAGAACGGGAAGAAGCGGGAAGTGCCAATATAAAATATCTTGGTAAAGCAGGTATGGGGTTAGAAGGTACTCCGTATGGTCAAATGGTATTGGATTTAGATACTACTGGCAGTTTCGCCTCACTTGGGGGCAAGGTTGTCAGGACAACCGCAATAGAGAGTTTTGATGACTAATGCATTCACTAATTAAATTCGTTAATAAAGTTTGCGTCCAGACCACTGTATATTGGGGAAACCCAGTTGATAATGGATACGGGAAAAAGACATATGATGCTCCCGTGGAAGTCAAGGTTCGGTGGGATGATGAAACAAAGGTACTCCATGACAAAAATGGGGATGAGATATTTTCATCTGCAAGAATAATGATAGTTCAAGATGTGGATGAACAAGGAATGATAGCCCTAACGACCTTAGCGGCTCTTTCCGTGGCTCAAAAGGCTGACCCCATGTCAGTAGATGGGGCTTACCAAATATTACGAGTTACGAGGACTCCGCTCTTCATGAGTACAGATGAATTTGTTTATGAGGCTTACTTATGGCAAACCGAAACAGGGTAACAGGCGTTGATCATCTCATTGCGAAGCTGAATATCGAAATTAAAAAGATAGAAGGCAGAACAATGAGGGGATTGGTTCGTGCCGCAATCATGTTCATGAGTGACACGGAAAGACATATGCCAAAAACTCCTGTTGACTGGGGGAATCTGCGGCAAAGTCGTTTCATCATCACAAATGCTGGTGGGACATATAGAGGTGCAGGTGCTTCATTTGAAGGGCCGAATGCTTCAAAAATAGGAACAGATCATGGTACTGTCATGGCAAAGGAAATGGGACAGATAAGAGCAGTACCAATGCCCGTAGTCAGTATGGGATTCTCTGCTTATTACGCTTGGTATGTTCATGAAATGGTGGGGGACATCAACTGGAACCGCATGTTGTCTGGACCGAAGTTCTTTGAGGCGTCTATCAATCGAAATAAAAGGCGTGCTTTAAAATTAATTGCTAAAGAAGCGAGAATACCAACATGAATCCAGCATCAGAAGATGTAAAAGATATGTTAATTGATTCAGATTTAGGATTAACTTTTGCTACGGATCTGTTTATCGGGAAAGAACCAGCAAATCCTGATGATACAGTAACTATATTTGATACTCCCGGAGGAGCAGTAGGGAGAACGCTTGATGTCGGAGCAGATATGGAAGAACCCGCAATTCAGATTCGGGTAAGAAATAACGGCTATATGGAAGGATACGCCGTTGCTAAGAATATACAGGAGTTGTTACATAACCGGGCACAGGAAACTGTTAACGGCTCCTTATATAGTGCTATTCATTGTACACAAGGCCCAGCCCTGCTTGACTGGGACGAGAACGTGAGAGCACGATTTGTCATGACTTTTAATATAATGAGACGTTAAAGGAGGTAAATAATGTCAAATGCCATAAGTGGCGTGGGGACCGAGTTCCGCCGGTGGAATGCATCTACCGGAGAATGGGAATCCATTGCAGAAGTAAACAGTATTAATGGTCCGGGGATGTCCCGTGAAACTATTGATACCACATCCCTTGACACAACTGGTGGTTATCGTACTTTCATTGCCAGTTTCCGTGATCCGGGGACGGTCACGATGAATATGAACTTCACCCGTGACACTTACGACCAGATGAAAGCTGACTTCGAGGATGATACGGCGCAGAATTATGAAGTTGTCCTGCCTGATGCAGAAACATCCACGATTGAATTTGAAGGTTTTGTAACTGAACTTCCTATTTCAATTTCGGCTGCTGATAAAGTTTCCGCAGATGTCACAATCAAAGTAACTGGTCAGGTCTCCGTGAACTCCGGTTCAGGACCGAGTGCTGGTGCATAGGTAACCAATGATTTTAATCGCTCTAACCAAGAGCATTTTTCAAACAATTAATGACTTAATGGAGTCTAATCAAATGACAACTAAAACAGATAAAAAAGATCCAAAAAACCCAGAAGTATTTGGCAGAACAGAATTTTTTAAATTACCGGAACCGGAAGTGAAGAAAGTATTTATCGAAGTGATTAACGCTTCCGTGTACTGCAAAAAGATGAATGCGAAAGATCAGAGTTCCTACGAATTCTCAATGATGGAATTCACAGTCGGTGGTGAAACAGTCGAAGCACCAAAAGCTGATTTAAAGAATCTCAAATGCAAATATCTGGTTCGTGTTCTTTGTAATTCGAAAGGTATCCGTTTATTCAAAGATGATGAAGCGGATGTCATCGGTCAAAAAGAAACTCAAACGATTAATGGCATTCATAAAGGGGTTGCAGACGTACTTGGAGATACCAAGGAGGTCGAAAAGGAACTGGAAAAAAACTCCGTCACAACTCCGCAAGAAGATTAGCCTTTCGACTCTGTTTGAAGTTGGGTTCCCCGTTCATTCATCCAGATTATTTGTTGGAATGTTTGACGGGAGAACAGTTCAAAGAATGGCAAATGTTCGCGGAGTTGGAACCGTGGGGATATAACGAAAAAGATTTACAAGAAAGTTTTACTCGTTATTCAACCGCCGCTTCACAAGGTGTAAAAAAGAAAAGTGGAGCGGATTTATTACAGAGTGATTATTCGTTGGAGCACTTCAGAGAAGAACAGAAAAAGAAACGCAAAAAAGGTGGAAAGCAGGACGCAGAGGAAATGAAACAAACTTTATTGTTTCTATTGCCAACCGCAAAAAAGGAAAAGTAAATGGAAATTGGGCACTTAACCGCGAGACTCGGCGCCGATTTAACTGATATGCAACGGGCAATGACCCGTGCTAAAAAACTTATTGAGGAATACGACAATAAAACCTCAAAGGAGTTAATGCAAGCCGAAGCTCGTTGGAAGAAACACGGTGTTGTCGTAAAGAAAACATTGGTTGGTATTAAGAGCCAGATATTTTCTATGCGTTCTGCTTTTATGACAATGGGTGGTTTCTTCCTTGTAAAGGATATTATTCAGACAGGTGCTCAATTCGAACAAACAATGGCAAAGGTAAAAGCAGTAACCAGAGGAGTTACTGAGAACGAATTTAAACAAATGAATGATATCGTTCGTGAGTTAGGGAAAACAACTGAATGGACTGCTGTTCAAACTGCGGAAGGTATGCAGTTTCTTTCTATGGCTGGTTTCGATGCCGTTACATCAATGGCGGCACTTCCCAAAATGCTTGATTTAGCTACTGCTGGAAGTATTAATCTTGGTCGTGCGGCAGATATCGCCACAAATGTTCTAACTGCAATGCGTATGGAGGTTTCTGAACTATCAAGGGTAAATGATGTTTTCGTTGGTACAATGACTTCATCCAACGTTAACATGGAACAGATGGCGGAATCATTCAAGTACGTAGGTGCGATTGGTTCTGCTTTTGGTTACTCTATTGAACAAATTGCTGGATTGATTGGGCAGTTAGGTAATGCAGGTGTTCAAGGGTCAATGGCTGGTACTCAGTTAGCATTTTCTTTTGTTCAGGTCGCCAAATCCTTTAGACATTATAAGGAACAAGGGGTTGATGTATTAAATTATAATCAGGATCTTTTGGGGTCTTTACAGTTATTAAAAGATCAGGGTGCTGGTGCCGAAGAAATTATGTCAATCTTTGGTCAACGTGCTGGTCGTGGTGTTGCGGCTTTGATGGGTATTGGTATTGATAAGATCAAGGAATACATAGCAACATTAGGGGATATGGAAGGTGAGAACGAAAGAATAGCGGCGCAGATGAGGGCAACCACTATTGGTCAATGGAGAATATTAAAATCTGCTGTAGCTGATGTTGAGATTTCTTTGTTTGAAAATAATGTGGGTGAATTGAATACGACGTTAAAGGATCTTGCTTCATACGTTCGTGATAATTCTGATGAAATTTTAGAATTTGCTGATGCTTTCGTTCGTGCTGGTAAAAATGTAGGTGTACTGGCTCTTGGTGTTGGTAAGTTCTTTTTGTCGGTTGCGTCTGGGTGGGCAACTTTACCTAAGATTATTCAGGAATATGGTATTATTGTTGCTATTTTTGGTGGTCCGAAAGTCAAGGCGGCGTTAGTTGCGGCTGGTTCAGCGTTAAAAATACTTGATGAATTAGTTAGAGTTGCGGCTGGTTATGAGGAGGTTGTCCCATTCGACTTTGCGGCAGACATGTTAAAGAGGGTTAAAGAAGCTACTTCAGAATACAAGAAATTATTTGATTTAAGGGCGGTTTTGATTGAGCAAAGAGGAAAGCAGGATGGGGATGACATTACTACTATCAATGAAAAGGGTATTCTTGTTACTGTTAATTATTTAGAGGAGTTAGCCAAACTTGATAAAAAATTAGATGAGGTTTTTCGCAGTAATAGATTTGACGGATTTGCGCAGGAGTTGTCCAAAGACGGTTTTATCTCAACTTTTTCTGTTGATATGGGTGCGCTCGAAAAAGAATTTGATGTATTTCGTAACGAAATTCAAGAAGAATTTGAAGCACTTGTCGAAGAAGCAAGTAGACCGATTAATCTCCGTATGAAACAATTAAAATTTGAACGTTCTCTCATTAGCGAATTAGCAAGTGAAAAGGCGGCGTTAATTGAGGTACGCAAGCAAGAATTTGCGGCTATCAAGGACGGCACTCCGTTAACAGAGAAGGAGACAAAGGCATTACATGATCTTGTTATTGAATTAAAAGTGGCGGAGAAAACCCAGAAGGATCACCTCAAAGCGAAGAAAGATGCGGAGAAGGTAATCAACGATAGTCTTACATCTTATCAGAAACTTGAAAAAGAATTGGCGAGGATAACTAAATTATACAAGGATGGATATTTATCTCAAGATGAATGGGTAAAAGGAATTGGAAAGGCTGGGGCTGATTCTGTAAAGAAAAACAAGAATGTAACCGAAGAGCTTAGTAAAGAATGGGAAAACACCAGAATAATTATCCAAAACTCTATTAAAGGGTGGTTTGACGCATTGGGTGCCGGTGAATTTCAATCTGTTAAAGATGTGCTCGCAGGGCTTGGGCAGTCAATGGGAGAGCTTTTTTCTGCTAAGTTTTCTGAGTCATTGTCTACCAATTTATTCAATTCAGATTTTGCGAAGTCATTCACAAAAGATTTTGGGGATCTATTTGGGGTTGTATTCGATTCAGAGGAACTGATCGCAGGGATCGCTGGAACAGTATCCGCAGGGATCGCCGCAGGGCAATCGGGTAATCCGTATGCAATGGGAGGTGTGGTTGCAGGTGGTGTTGTCGGTGGGATCGTAGGAAAAAACCCACAGTCTGTCGCCGCTGGCGCTCAGATTGGTGGTGCTCTTGGTGGTCTATTTGGAGATGACGGTGTCATGTCTTACGGTCAGGAGTTAGGAAAGGCATTAGCTCCGATGGCTGAAGAGTTAATGAGGAATACTGATGCCATAAAATTAAATACATTGAGTCTGGTTCATGGAACTGATTACAGTGGATCAGCGCAAATCATTACTAAAGTACTTCCTCAATTGACCGCAGATGTGTTCGGTGACCGATCTATGCTGGAGAATCTGGCACTTCCCGGATTATTGGACCCGAAAACGTTAAAATACCAAATAGATAAATTAGAAAAAGGGGAAGATCCCAGATGGGGTAATACAAAAGCAAACCCAGAGCACTTAAATCAAATATTTACACAACTGGTTGAGGGGATGGGGGATGACTTAGCAGGGTTTTCGCAGATCGTAAAATCCATTGCGTTTGGGGATATCAAGCCGTTAATCACCAAGATGAATGAACTTGGGTTGACTATGGAGTTATCCACTGATGAAATTGATCTTTTAGCAAAAGCATTCACACATGGGTCAACAGCCGCAAGGAATATGAAGGACGTTGGCCCCCTCATCATGGCCGCATTTGATGCCATATTTGCGCAGATTGCGAATGACCTGACTAAATTGGCTACTGATATGCAACCAGCAATGGAATCTTTTGCAGAGTCTTTTAATGTTGATTTAAATGATTTGCAAACTGATACAAAGACGACTGCATACAATCCATTTAAGACAGTGACTACTGATTGGGAGAAATCACTAAGAGATTTTGATAATTCTTTTGGTTCTACGATTGATGAGTACTCCAATATAATTGATCTTTGGAAGAGTGGGAATGTGGTACTTGACGCTGAGACGCAGGCGTTCTATATCTATTTCTTAGAAGCTGCCGACACTATAAAAGCAGGTATGAAGCAGTTTTATCAAGACGCACGGGATCTCGTTGTTGAAAATGCTGATCAAGCGTTTGGTGAATTGACGGGGACATTTAATCAGTTTGACGCTTCTATTAAATCAGTTAAAGACAAATGGGACGCTTTTATTGATGACTTCGTTGATAAGGGTGGGGAATTAGATAGTGCCGGTGTACGTGGTTTGACTCAGCAAAAAGCGGATGCGGTAAAAGAAACTTTATCAAACTTTTGGAAAGATGCCTTTGACACGGAAGGGATGTCTGATTACGCCATCCAATTAAGAACGCTGAAGGAAACAGCCACCGATTATTTCCATGCGTTACGAGAACAAGGACTTTGGTTGGAATTGGGTGAGGATGCTATTGAAAAATATGGTATTAAATTAAAAGAATTAAATGCGTCCTTTAAAGATGGTATCCTTGATTCAGCTAAGGACATAGTAGCCACAAGTGGTATGACTGATCTTGAAAAAACTATTTACAGGATCAATAAGAAATATGAAGAGCAAGCAAAGGTACTTACGGAAGTAGGCGCATCTGTCGAAGAATGGAATACGTTTAATCAAGCATGGGGAATTGAAATAAACAATGCCCAACAGGACGCCCTTAAGACAATGGTGGATTTCTACAAGAATCTGCAACAGCAAATTGGTGATTTAATCTGGGATCTTCAGGGGGGAAGTCTGTCTGCCGTACAGAGTGAAGAAGGCATGATGGGTCGGTATAACGAATTGCTTGCAGAGGCTATGCAGAGCGGAGATATCGGTCGTCTGCAATCGTTCATAACGGGTGATTTTATGAACTTTATGAAAGGGTACGGTAACTGGGCCGAGGTCAGTGCCAAGATTATTGATGATCTTAAAATGGTGGGTGATACCAATACAATGGGATTATCAGCCGAAGCATTGGAATTAGTTGATGCCAATATGTCACTTGCGACAATCGTTCAAAATACGGCAGACATAGCAACTGCAATGGCTGTAATTGCTGGCACAAATGGATATGCCGCAGGTGGGTATCATTCAGGGGGGTTGAGATTAGTTGGTGAAATGGGACCGGAACTTGAAAATACAGGCGCTTCTTCAATCACGAGTAACGAGGATCTGATTAACGCCTTGAGTTCAGGGGGTGGGAATGTGACTGTAAAAGTGTACATTGGTGATCAGGAATTAAAAGATCATACGATTGAAGTAATCAGAAATGATACCGAAGCACATAAGCAAATTCAAAGAGTAGCAAAGGCGGGATAAAATATGGCAGGTAAAATGAGTGATTACTTATCCACGTTAGAAGCAGACATTGATTGGATATTTCCAGCCGTTTCGATAGCATCTGTTGAACGGGGCAAGAAGAAACAGATACTTCACGAATTTGATGGTGGAAATATCAGGGTCGCTACATTGAGTAACCAATCCTATTATGACGTGATACTGACTTTTAATGTACTGTCTGACGCTGATGCCCTTGAGATACTGGACTTCTGGCACGACAATGCAAAGGCGCAGGGAAGTGAAAGAACATTTGTATGGCAACATCCGGTAGAATTGGATTTATATACAGTACGGTTTACAGATGTTCTTGAACGTGAGCGTAGTGGTGCCCTATACATTTACTCCAGTATAAAGAGTATCAAGTTAAGGGTTGAAGGGAATTACGAGGAGTCTGCTCTATGGATATAAAATGGGGAGTACAAATAGGAACAAATAAGTTTTACGGGATGAGTGATTTCGATTATCTCACGTACACCTTTGTTTCCCGTTTAACTCCAGAGTCCTTCACTGGCATGAATATGCGTGTCGATCTTGTTAGTAAACTCTGTGCGCCAAATACGTGTTCTTTTGACATATCAAACGGTGATGAGTCTATCGCTATTGCTGATATAGAGGATAAAAATGCCTGTGTAATCTTGTTGTTGGATAATGTTCTTGCACGTCAATGGTGCATGGTTGTTGAGACAGCGGTTGAGGCATACGGTAAAATTTCAGTAAATTTAGTTGATCGGGTTACAAGAAATATATCAGGCGAGTTCCCCAATACACCGGCATTGTCTGCAAACTTTCCATCAGAGGCGATACTGTCAGATGAATCATATCGTGTTCCGATTACATTTGGTACTGCGTTTATTCCTTGTGCCCCTTTTCTTTCTGGAGGAGCGAAGTATCATTGCCTTGGTAAATATGCAATTCCGACCATTAATAAGGTTAGATCACCGAGGGATTGGGATCTTCAGTCAGAATGGGACAACACGTACACGTATGATCAGGCTACGCTTACTGGTGAGCAGATAAATGCAAGAGGTGTTCAGGCAGAAATAGTTGATGACGATGGTGATGGTACTCCAGATTCTTACGGAGTGTGGACTAAAGGTGGGCGTAATCTTATCCCTTTGATCGAGTTTGTGAGTGCTACCGGATGGGGTTCTATAACTACTCCCGGATCTTGGTTAAGAAATATATTATTATTATTTGATATAGACACAATATATATTGATGCAACGTCATTTGGTGCGGTTGATACTGCACTATCTGCGGTGACTTGGGGTGGGGGATGGTGGTCAGCAGAAGATCGGGAGCATTTACTTTCAGAGATGCTTTCAAATTGTGATTGTTTTTATTCCATTGAAGAGCAAGTAAAGTTACACCAATTCAGTAAAACACCGATAGAAACCCTAACACGCTCTCAGATCGTCAATTTGAGCTTTAAACCGGTAAACAGTACTAAGTCATCAGTAGACGGTGGAACTGTTAAATTTGCATGGGATGGCGAGCCACAAGATATACTTTCTGGTGAAGCGACTGTTCCTTTATATGATGCACAAGCAACTATTGATAATCCGAGTTCAGATGTTTTTAATTATCGGTACGGATATGATAATCAAGAAGCACAGGACTTCGGGACTTTATATTTTCAAAAGAAGTACGATGAGAAGCACAAAGTAAGTTTTAAAACCACATTAAGTGCAATTACAAATTATGAGACGATAGTCCCCGGACAGGTTATTGAGATTGATGACGATCCCATTGACGCCTTAGCGATATATGGAGCAAAACAGAGCATAGTCATCACCTCATTAACTTTTCATCGTGATTTGAGCCTCTCAGTAAGCGGAACAGTATATAATAATCTTGAGCAATATTCAGATATGACTGCTTCAGTATTGACTCCTGATACGGATCTTGGTGCTTCATTTAATTTTGAGTCCTTGACTAAATTGGTATCTGTATCCGGTGATAACATTTTCCATTATGCGACAGGCGCAGTTGTGCCTGATTCCTCTCCTGTGGTTCTCACAGCATCATTATACGGGGGACTGACAACGTATGACTGGGAGTATTGGACAGGAGTTGCATGGGCGAACCTTTCGGGAACACAGGATAACAGTACGTATTCCTTAGCCTACGATAATGTGGCATGGGCAGTGGTGGGAGGTAGCACTCTGCGTGTCCGATGTAAATCAGGGGACTACGAGGGTGAGATCACTGTAACAAAGATGTATGACGGAGCCGCAGGCGTAGCAGGCGTAGCAGGTGATGATGGGGCAATGCAGGTATTCGTTGGTGAATACAATGCTACTCCTACATCAGGACAGTTTGCTTGGCCGAAGGTATTCTATAATAATTCAACCAGACGTGATGTTATAAAGTACGCAGGTTCGTATTACACATTTGACGGAACTGATGGTGCAACGATATCATCGTGGAACGCGAGCCAATGGGAAGCGTTTGGTGGCTCCTATTCATCCGTTGCCACAGATGTTTTATTCACGCAAGCATTATACGTAACAGAGAAGCTATACTTTCAAGCTGGTGCGCAGATAGTCATAGATCCTGCAAGTGATGGCCTTATTGTCAGTGCTGGTGGAGATATCACTTTTCAGTCCGAGTTGAATAATCCATCAGAACTACACTTTTTAACTGAAAATAATGATATAACTATTCAAGCTGACTTTTTTGATGATGGCCTATATATTTTTCCAGATGTTTCAGGGGAGGCACAGTTTGCTATTGGGTACTCACCTACCGGGAGTGTTCCGTTTGATTTTGTTTTCATTCAGGCGGAGAGCACTCTTGGACTTTACGCAAATGATAGCATACAGCTTATCTCTCAAAACACACTCTCTATCTCAGGGGATTCAGTAACAATAGACGCCACAGTCACCGATATTGTTATGGAAGCAAAGGATGACATAACATTCGAAACGACAGATAAGGGATTATATAATTATTTTTCAACTAATGTGGGAGCAGTGGATATAAATGCTGTTTACGATATTGCTTTAGATGCGGGTAGATACATTATTTGTGAATCTCCTCTCTTGTTCACGGGCACAAATAGTATAGGGAATGGCACATTGGATCCAGAAAATGTATTCATTGATAATGACCTATATCTCGGAATTACCGGATGGGCGAATGATATCCAGTTATATGATTGCACGATCTCAGGTGGATTATACGGGACATTACAAGGATTTATCTGGTTTTCTGTTAATGGTACTACTGGGTATAAGATAGCGATTTATAAATAAGGAGGAATAAATGGCAACATCGAAAATAATTACGTTTTATGATATTACAAAAAATGGGCAAATCACTATTGCAAAGGGTAGTACCAAGGAACGGTCAGAAGAGCCTGACGGCACCCCTATAATCACTATTATACCTACGATGGTGTTTACACAAAAGCGCCAGTATGAAGATGCTAACGGTGATGTCATAGGTAACGAAGTAAAGATAACCAGAAGAGAAATACCCATAGCGGACTTACCTGCAAATATGCTTTCGGTATTAACCAATATCAAGGCTTATTTGTATAATGCAGGATTAGAAGATGAAGGGATGTTATAATGACTGAAAAAGCAAACCAAGCTGAAAGAAAGGGCACATCATTATCAATGGACGAGATTAGACTTGCTGTAGGTGATAGCCAATTGAGGATATTGGCTATGACCAAAGAAATAAGTATGCTAACTCACACGCTTGCTGAAAGGGATGCTCTTATTCAGGCATTTGAAAATGGGAAAGTCCTCAAAATAAATGAAAGTAACAAGGGAGGGGTTCAATCCCAGAGCGAACTCTCTTTCTTTGCAGATATTGACACGATTAAACAAAAGGAGGAGGTAAAGGCATGAAGAAATACCCATTAATGCTCGCAATATTCATGGTTCTTGCATTCACAAATCCCGCACTCGGTTCTGATTATGTATCTGGTTCGATTATTATCCAGAACACATTTACAGAAACGATAAGTGCTTCCTATGGCACGAATACAAAGGTCTTGAACGTTAGCATTCAAGGGACTTGGGTAGGGACTGTGACGTTACAGAAACGCTTTGGATCGACTGATATCTGGAGAACCTGTGATACATGGACTTCTAACACTGAAGAATGGTTATGGGACGCTACTCCCGGAGTTCAGTACCGTATAGGATCAAAGACAGGTGAGTTTACGTCAGGGACAATGCTCCTCAGACTGACAAAGGGGGAATAAGATATGAATATAAGAAAATCATGGATTTTATTCTTCATACTGATTTGTTTGGTGGTCTCACCAGCAGTAGTAACAGTGGCTTACTCAGATGTATCTATGCCATTCCTCTCAGGGCTCTGGATGAAGTTGGTTGACTGGGATGCTGATAAAGATGGTAAGATCGACTCTGATAAGTTTGATTTTGATATTGATGTAGATATGATTGTAGCGGCAGGAGTTGTTGCTAACAGTCTTTACGGGGCTAATACAATATTAAAGGCTGATACTGATGAGAATCCAGAAGCAATGCTTATTGCTGAGGGCACACTATTGGGAAGATCAAGCGGTGGTGCGATTGATGCATTGGATTCTACTGAAGTGAAAACGATGTTAGGGTATCAAATAGCATCCGACGTTTCAACATATACTGAAACTACTCAGGATTATCTCAAAACGTCTGAATTGGCGGGAGCAGAGACAGACCCCACCGTAGACTCATCTGCTGAAATAGTAGCCATAATCGGCACACTCGACAACATCCCCGATGGAACGACTTATAAACTACTCACCGCCACAAAAGACGGTTATATCAATCAGGATGTAACCAGCGGATCTTCCCCGACATTTAACGCAGCCAATATTTCTGGAACAGTAACCGGAACCGTTGAACAATTGCACATTGAAGCAAGGGCGGGAACATCCACAATCGCAATAGGGGTGCCGGTTTATATTACAAGCTACAATGTTTCCGGTTTCTATGTTGTTGAACCCGCTGATAACAGTAATGCAGCAAAGATGCCCGCCGTAGGTCTTACAACAACAGCACTGCTTACTAATGCAACTGAAAAAGTGGCAGTCAACGGCAGGGTAACAGGACTTGTCACAAATGCCTACGCACAGAATGATCCGCTTTATGTTGGGGTTGGTGTGCTGACTACTACCAAACCCACCGGGACCGCTTTAATTCAGAAAATGGGAACAGTCGCAAGAGTACATTTGTCTGCTGGAGTTATTCAGGTAGTAGGGGCGGGCAGAACAAATGACGTTCCAAATATAGCTGATGGGCTTGCTTGGGTCGGCAATGCTTCTGGTGTTGCTACTGCTACTGCTGTGGCAACTTCCGGGGGTGCTTTCCACGATGGCTTTTCCGACTTTGTAGCCAATGAGCATATCGACTGGACAACCGATCAAGGTGCAACGGATATTCACGCAGGGAACTATACGGATACAAATACGACTTATACAGTAGCAAATGAAGTGACTGACACAACCTGCTGGCCTATGTTTAATGTGGATGCTACAGGAACGCTTGCCCCGAAAACAGTAGCGGGGTTTACGTTTAATTCCGCAACTGCTATTTTAAGTGCAACTGGATTCGCAGGGCCATTAGTCGGGAATGTGACAGGAAATATAACCGGATCATCAGGGAGTACGACAGGCAATGCGGCAACAGTCACAAACGCCACATTAACAACCGCCTTAACCGTAAATACCGGGACAGTAACACTTACGGGTAACGTAGCTAACACATCGGCTCTGACATTAGGTGCCGGTGCTTCATCTGTATCGGGGGTGAATACCGGTGATGCTCCTTTTAAATCAATCGCAGTTGCCGGGCTTTCAGACACAGCGACTCCATCGGTATTAACAACGGCTGAATCAACAAATCATTGTATATCAAATTACAAGGCAACCGGCGCAGATCATGTGTTTACAATGCCGGCAGCACACGTAGCGGGGAATGTAATATTTTCAATTGGTGATGAATTTCAGGTCGACATTGAACCGGTATCCAGTGATTTGTTTTATCTCAATGGAACCGCTATGGCGGCAGACGAACATATTCAAAACACAGCCGATACTTTGGGCAAACGTATTGTGGGGTATTGTGTGAATATCAATGGCACGCTCCGTTGGATGTTTTATTCGAGTGATGCCGCATGGGTGGAGGCTACTCCGTAATGAAAAAATTGATCTTATTTTTATGCCTGACGTTGATTCCTGTTCCTTGCTTTGCAGATGCGGGGTTTATGGGTGAGGTAGGGATAGGTAATAGTGCCTATGGAGTGATCTGGAACGCAACCGCGGACACCTATCAGATCGGAACAGTTACAGATGGGGCGTTCACCGAGGAAGCTGTGTCGTTGTTCCCAATTCAGGAGGCCATGAAACGCTGTATATTGCAGGATGCTGGAACAGTAAATTACTATCTTGATGCGTCTGATTCAACTAAAAAATCAGACGGAACAACCGCATCGGTACTTGACGGCACAGACGGACAGGTCATGGTTGAAATCCCTAAATTTTATTTCGTTCAGGCGCAATCAGGGGTTTATCGGTATTTTTTCATTAGCGACGGTACATTCACCTTAACCCTGTCGGATGCCAGCACAAAAACGGCCACAATTCACCCAGCTTTCTATAAAGGCGGGTCGGCTACCGCATCAGACTATAGCTATATCGGCGCTTATGAGGCATCTATGTACGATGCCTCTGCATCTGCGATTGTCACAGCCGTGACAGCGGATACTGATGTATATGTGGCGGGGGATAAAATGCTATCGGTCTCAGGGTATTACCCAAAAACTCTTGAAACAATTGCAGAAAACAGGGCAATGGCAACGGCTCGTGGCACTGGCTGGCATCAATACGATCATGCGAGTAATGCAGCGATACAAATTTTATACATCACCGAATATGGTGATTTTAACGCTCAGACAAAAATCGGCGCGGGCCGAACGGCATTGTCCGGTGGGGTGTGGGAGGCGGGTAGTTATGTTACAACCTGCGGACTATCAGACAGCGTCGGAAATGCCACCGGCAACGTCAGTATCGGAGGAGTCTCATACAGTACAGATTATATGTCATATCGAGGGATTGAAAACTGGTATGGGCACGTCTGGAAATTTGTAGACGGTGTAAACATTAACAACTCGACAGACGCCGGATCACAGCTATATGCTTGCACTGATTACACGGATTACGCCAGTGACACTGTCACCGGATACACATTGTCCGGGAGTCTGGGTGAATCTGACGGTTATGCAACGGATTTTTTGGACGCTATTGGCGTGTATCCCGCGAGTGTTGGAGGGTCTTCCGATACATTTTTATGCGATTATTATTATACGTCTTATGACACGGTTCCTGACGGGGGCTGGCGTGTCGTTCTGGTCGGCGGGAATGCGTATAGTGGCACGGTTGCGGGTCCGTTCTGCGTGAGCTCGAATAGCGGCTCGACGAATGCGGCTGCGAGGTTCGGCGGGCGGCTCTGCTATTAAGCGACCGCGACCGAATTTTTTGGCTGGTGGCATATGCGTGTCGTTCTGGTCGGCGGGAATGCGAATAATGGCGCGAATGCAGGTCCGTTCTACGTGAACTCGAATAACGGCTCGACGAATGCGAATGCGAATATCGGCAGGCAGCTCAGCTTATTTTTTTTCTCTGCGATTTTGCATCAGAGCCGGAAATTTTGGACGGGGCCAAGGTGCGCATTGATGATATTTTAAATCAGGAGATTGAAATCATCGGCTGCCGGATTACTAAAAGCAAATACTCAAAAAACCAAACCGGTTTATATTTGACTTTACAGTTTATAAACCCTGGATGCTGTGATCGTCGGGTTGTGTTTACGGGATCTGATGTTTTGATCAGCCAGGTCCAGAAATACCAGAACCAAATTCCGTTTATCACCACCATTAAAAAAGTGAATAGATATTATGTTCTTACATAAAAGGAGCGACCAAATGAGATTTATATTGTCATTGATTATTTGTTTGATGATGGCTGCTCAGGCATCCGCATTGGAATGGGTGTATTCCGCCAGCGAACCAGTAAACGTTCAGCTGCAAGGCGGCAAATTAACGCCAACAGACATAGGGTTGGTCGATGTGGAAACAGACGGAGGGATGGTTCAGCAGTATCGTTTCCATCTTATCAAAACCCAAGACACAAACCCCACTCAGGGCCAGATAGATCAATACAAAGCGGCAGATGTGGATGTGCAGCGTGACAGTTTGAAACACCCCGAATGGCTGGCAAGGCTGCCGGAATCAGAGATTAAAGACGCAGTGGCCCCGCTGATTCAGGGCGGGGTGTTGAAGTCTAATTTAAGTGTAGCGGAGTGGACTGAGATTGTTGGCCAGTACCCTGTATGGGCGACTGGCTTGAGCGTAGAGCCAGACATTGTTTATAGATACGACAATCAACTGTATCGGTCGATCCAGGCCCATACCACACAATCTGATTGGACACCTGACATCGTTCCGGCGTTGTTTGCGTTATCGATGCCGCCATCCGTCATCGCAGATTGGGTGCAGCCAACGGGGGCGCATGATGCGTATCAGATTGGGGATCAGGTACAATTTAACGGCCAGGTTTACGAATCGAAAATTAACGCTAATGTATGGAGTCCGGCGGTGTACCCGGCTGGATGGAAGTTGATTGAGTAAAGCGACCGGCACCCGCATCCGGCAGAACCGGCATTGCCTATCTCACCCTTTTAAATCGGAAAAGGAAAAGTTAAAATGGAATTTAGCACACTAAATCGAAAATTGAAATCGCAAGATGTGGGGGGTGGAATGATGTCTACAAATACTAAAGATAAACTTGATGTTCTTGTCGGAGTTCCCGCAACTATAATTTGGAGAGCATTGATTGTTATTATAATTACGACTTGCGGCTGGACATGGAATCGTGAAGTAGTTCGAGGGGACAGGCATGATTTAGAGATAAAGAACTTGCAACAGTGTATGGTTGAGCAGTTTGCTAAAAAAGATGATCTATATATCTTGCAACAAAACACCGTAACAAAGGGTGAGTTTATTGGAATACAGGGAGACATCAAGGACGTCAAAAACGTAGTTAATGGTTTCGGTGGGGATCTTAACGATATTAAGTTTTTCATGGGCCGAGTGACGCAATTCATGGATACCAAAGGGAAGACGGACGGGTAAATGAAATTCAAAAAGGCAGTAAAATATGAAAGTGGAAGGATATACCCTGCGGTTTCAATAACAGGCCTGTCCAGAGAAATGGCAGAACTTCTCCCTATCATTGATGCTGCCTTTATTCATCAAGGGCTTGAGGCTGTTATGTCCGCAGGCACAGAGCCTTTTTACGAGATGGACGGGGATAGTATATATAATTACTTGATTCATTCTATTGGAAGTCTTCACCCCGCTATGCCAGAGGGGAACGCTGTTGATATTTCTTGCAGAGGTATTTCAGTTGAAACTGCTATTGTCATTCAAAACGAAATACAAAGCAAAGCAGATGCACTCCGCAAGGGCTACCAGATCATTTATCACGGAAAGTATAAGCACCTGCACTGTCAGTGGCGAAGGGTGGTGGAATGAAACCCACAACAAAAAGAACTTCCAAGTGTGAGCAGATTTGGAGAGTGTCAACCGTGGGTTTATTCATCACAGCCGGGATTGCCTACGCTATTGCGGAGACTGCAATGGATTGGGCTAAGGATAGGAAGCGATGGGCTAAAGACTGGTGGTTTGAAATCTTTGGTGTTGGGGAGAATTACTGATGAGGGTACACAAAATGAGAGTTTATTCAAAAAGATTAGTCAGTGGTAAATTCCTGTATTCATCTATGCCAAAAATGAAAAACGGTTGGAAGTACACCCTGCTTGGCGAAATGACTGTTCGGACAGATATAAAACCGATTCAGGAGTATCAAGAACAATTTTTCAGTATCCTCATGGACAAGACTATTCATTTTAAATCTGGCTATTCATGGGACGGCGCGAGTGGTTGCACTGATCATGACTCGATCATGTTCGGATCATGTGTGCATGACGCTTGTTGCCAACTGTATCACAGAGGGATTATCTTAAAAGATGGCAGGGTAAAAGCAGATACATTATTGTTTGAGATTGTAAAAAATGAAATGAAAGCGAGAGCAAACGGGCATTTCTGGAAAAAAATATGGGCCAACATCTGGCCCGAACTGGTTTGGGTAGCTGTGAGAAGTTACTCAATCACACAATAAAGAGGAGGACTAATTATGACACTTTTTAAATTAACAGACACTATTGCAGAATTTAAATGTGCAAGCGGATCAAAGAAAACTTTTTTAGACCCGAATGGAGGAAAAATCCAGATTGATGCCCGTTGGGGAAGCCAAGAAGACGACCCTGTAATGATTGATTCACCGAAATACCTGTGGTCGTCTGGCTTTAAAATGCCTATCACGTTAACACTGATACCACCCGTGGGAAAATTTATTGCGGATGCTACAGTTAAGTTTAAAGCTGGCGCAGAAGATTTCCCATTTACCGCAAAGTGGCTTGATGTTGCTCCACCTGTTGTTATTAAGCCAGTAGGGGATGCTTTCGGAGAATCATCAATGTCAAAACCACTTTCAGCACTGGAGCAGTTGACTATTGATGTGCAAAAGGTGATTGCCCAGAATGAGTTGATCCTTGGTGCGCTCGGTGATTTGATTAATAAATAACAAAAACAAGTAAAACTAAAAGCCCCGGTCTATTAAAGATTCGGGGCTTTTTTGGTTCGTCACTCAAAGTCAACCCCAAGTAGATCAATCCGTTTAATTTCTCTTGTCCGGATTTTCTATTCTATCCAAGTATTTTTCCATAGTCGCCCGTTCAATACTTTTAACCACAAACGCCTCTTTATGAACAATCCCGCTATTCGGTGTAGTGGCCGTTCCTAATGTGATAATAAAGAAAACTAATATTTTAAAAAGCATCTTCTTTCTCCTTTTTAATTCACCTTTGATATTCCTTTTAACCGTTCCACATGAAATATTTTATCCGCCCCTTTTTCAATCTCTGATAATGGGGTTCGTTCATCTGACACGGTAATGATCTGAATTTTCAATCTGTCTGATATTTCCTTAATCATCTGTATTGCCCGCTTGTTCGGTATCGCTCCTTTAAGGTGCTGGAATGGTTCGTCAAACAAAAGTACCTTTCGTAATTTATTTTTTGACATTGATAATGCGGCGACCCGTAAAGCGAAAGAAGCAATGTCCGCCGCACCAAGTCCACTGCTTTCAAGAGGGTCTCTATATTTCCCATTTCTTTTAAAGAAGATGTCACATTCAGTTTTTCCTCGTCTGGGAACAAAAGTGATTTCTACTTCATACGGATCATCAAATACGGCCTCCATTGCTAACGTGGTTAGATTGCTAATCTGGTATTGAAGTTGCTGTTGCGTTTTCAGTCCTACATCCACAATTAATGCTTTTGCCAGTTCCCATTCTTGCTCATTACGTTCAGAAGTTTCTTGAATCCGGGTGTACCGGGAAAGCTCCTCGTCTAATGTGTCCCGTTTGCCCTTCAGTTGATCCAGCGTGCTTTGGTAGTTACTCGCTTTCATCGTCTTCTTCCTCAAGTAAATTTTCGATTGAATCAATCAAATCGGTGATCTGGGAGTTAATTTCATCCACTTCTTTCATTAATTTCTTTACCGTATCACCTGCTTTTTCTGGGTTCTTGATTCCGTTTGCTTCCAGATCAGTATCAATGATATTCAATTCGGTATTGAGTTCAGTACTTTTTGTTTTCAGATTATCTATTTCTTGCCCCAGATCCGTGAGTTGTTGCGTTAATTTTGCGTTACTCATCTTTTTTCTCCCTGTTGAAAATAAAATCAATTATAAATGCAATCGTGATCCCCTGAACTGACCAAATCATTTTATATTTATCTGGGTAAATATTTTCTATCATACCTGCACAGAAGGAAACAAACATTCCATATATAAAAAAAGTTAAAACGTTAAATAGATACACTTTAATTTTATCTTTACGCATCTAATGCCTCCAGAACTTTGCTTGTTATTGATTTATCAACCTTGCTTCTTTTCAATGTTCGTTTCATATTCTTTTCAAAATCAACACCCACTTCAAAGTCTTCGGATTCAATCAATTCAATGAAACTGTCTAATCGGTGCTCACGTTCTTCTTCAATATCCAAATGAATGCGGGTAACAGCCCCATTTTCGATAGGTAAATATTTTATTGATACTGAGTTCGATTCAGCGTTCCAAAGGTAAACACGGGGCTTAAAATCAATCTGATCAGCGGTCTTTCTAAGCATAGATCCGGGGTTTACTAATAATCTACCTTTGTACTCTTCAGTAAACGCCTGATGGTTATCACCAGTAATGATCAGATCAAAGTCAGGATTAGTTTTTAATAGTTTCCTTGCGTTCCCTTCTGGATCTGCCCCCGGAAAAGGAAGTTTCTGCCATGTGAGTTGGTGGAGTATGAGTACTTCCCGTTTTGCTTTGATAGGATCTGATCGCATTTCTGGGATGGATACCCCAAATGGAATAAGCAATGCATCAAAATCGTATGGTGATTTATGAGTCCACCCATTTTCATATTGAATCTTTCCTGCTTCCATCAAAGCATTGAATCCACTATTCTCAATCAATTCCAAACTATGTTGCTGAAGATCATGTTGTCCGGGAATAGCAATTAGTTCATCCGGTAGGTATTTTAAAGCAAATGAGATCAACCACGGGGACGGCTTCCACCCATTAAATATATCTCCAGCACACAATACTGGACATTGGTGTTCCAGTTGGAGATCAGAAATGAAATTTAATTTATTTTTTTGAGCTTGAATATAATTATCAGTTCTACATATTGGAGTGGTTTCCGTTAAATGAATATCAGAAAAAATTATAGCATCAACTTGTTTCGGTTCTTGTTCTGGTGCTTTTGTTCTTTTCATTTCCAAACTCCTTCACAAAGCGGACAGATATTAGGACGTATACGCTTAAATTCGTTAGATCGAAGGACAAGCTGTTTTTCAGCACTTCTTAGTTGCTCCCTTATACCACATCTCTTTTCATACAATTGTTTGATCCTGTTTAGCTCACGTTGTTTCTGATCGGATTTCTTGATAAGTTCAAACGCTTTTTCTTGTTTTGTTTTTAAATCTTTAAAATCCAGATCACGTACTTCAGATAATTGATCGAGAACATGATTTCGTTTGGTAACTAATCTTTCGATCTGTTTTAGTTCAAGTGCAACTCCCTCTACTTTCTTGATAAGGCTGAATGCTTTTTCTTGTTTTGTTTTTAAATCCTTAAAATCTACCTTATTCACTTCGGAAAGTTCTGCAAGAACTGTATCCCGTTTGAGAATTAATCTTTGTATCTTGTTTGCTCTGAGTTCCATTTCCTGAACTTGGTCTTCCAGTTTCCTGAGTTTCGTTATTTTCTTTTCCAGCTTTCCAAGATGCTTGTATTGTTTTAACTCCTTTTCAATGCGACTAATTTCACTTTCAGCATTTACTCGTTTACCTTTTTCAATCTTGATTTTAGCAGTTGCGTAAGTTGTGGCTTTATCTATTTTGTCAATTCCAGCAATCTTGTTAAAGAACTTTCCCCGTTCACCGGCTGTTTTAGACAATAGAAAGAAAGGCTCGATCTGACGCTGAATGTTAATATCATTCATTCTGGATACTTTTTCGACTTCTTCCGGCACTGAAACACCAAAAGCCGCCAACTCCATATCGTTTACTTCATACGCATTTGTACTTCCTTTCTTTGTGCGTGCAATAAAATCGTTTTTGTCAAAGCTGATTATACTTGAGGTTGCTTTCCCCTTTGCTTCTGAAAGATCGGAAATGAACTTATCACCAGACGGAGCATTTCTTAACGGCCATCTAAGTGCCCTAAACAATCCCGACTTTCCGGTGTCTGATAAACCAACGAAGACATTTACGCCTTCGTGGAATATCAGTTTCACTTTTAACCAGCTTTCAAAGTTCCTAATTTGCGCTGATTTAATCATTATTTCCTCGTTAATCGTTGATTTATGATTTCAAACATTTCATTAATACTCAATTTGTTGAACATTCCTTTTTCAAACTGCATTTCAGCAGGGTCGAAGTCCTCTATCATTGTAATCTGCCCAACACATTCTAAGGTAAGATCAATTTGTGACATAACCCGTGCCCCTATCGTGTATTGACGAGCAGGATCAGTAATTGAAGTTGTGTCTATGGTTTCATATCTTGGGGTGGGTATGTTCAGTTGTGTCAAAAGAAATTGAGTAGAAATTGCCCAACCACCAAATCCAATTACCAGTTGATCCCCGTTAGCAAATAAGAATGTATCTTTTTTATCGGGAGTGATTTGGGTCATTAGTCACCTTCCCATCCGGCATAACGTACATCATATCACCAAGCTCAACGTTATTATTAAGGTCAACAGAAACATCCCTTTTCCCAGAACCTTTACCAACTTCTAAAATCACGCCAATCTGTTGCCCACCTGCTACTTCATACCGTATACCAGTAGCATACCCGATACATACTGGTGGTGGGGGTCTTCCATCAGGACGGTTAAGTAACTGCTCTGCAAACGATCTGCAATTCACGTGCAGAGGAGGATCATTGCTTCAATCAATATATCTTCCATTTTTCCCGGTATCAAATTCCATCAGTTTGTTTTTCCAGTATGGATCATTGATCAATTCGTTCACGTCAACTTCCATCAATTCTTCCAGCTTCTTCTCCAGTTTGACGGATACCGCTTTGCTTTTCGCAATAGCTAACTGAAGATTTTTTGTGGTGCGGATGATTGCGTCTTTCCGTTCGTTGACCAGTTCAGCGTCAACAGCTTCTTTAATGTTCAAGTCTTTGATTTTCATTCCGGGTGTAACTACGATTTCGTTCTTCATGATTAATCTCCTTGTTTTATTCGTTCTTTGGTTGCTGTGATTAAGTTTGCGATATTAAAATCAGTTAATTTTTGATCCCTACCCCTCAATCCCTCCAGATATTTGGGCAGTTTTGTAAAAGACAAGCCATTCATAAATATTTCTTCTTTTTCAGATGTTTGCGTGTAACAGGCGTGCCTTTTACGTATTGCTTTCCTTGGGTTTGTTTTTGGACACCATTCCTGCGCTTTCCACGGTGCTAAAATCTTTCGTTCAACTATTTTACACATATATGGATGTACGTTCGGATTTCCTTGGGTGATTACCAGTTCATCACAGGTTTCGCATACTTTTTTCATTATTTTAATCCCGCAAGTTCTCTTGACTGTTTAATGTACTCTGCCCATTCTTTTGTTACGGTTTTAGATGGTTTGGGTAACTTTCTTTTCGGGTACATCTGATTCCAGTATTTATTTACTCGTTTGATATCTGTTTTGTTCAGCTTCTTCTTTTTGATTTTCGGTATAGCTGATGGATGAATATAACCTTTAACAGGGGGATTTTCTAAGAATTTAGCAATCCCTCTTAATATCTCAGGCAATGGTGCTACTTTCTTCAGCCCGTACCGCTTATATGCGTTACTTATCTTACCCTCTAATGCATTCACCCCGAAATGAAGAACGCCCCTGATTAAGCCCTTCCCATCGACTCCTACAGGTTCCACTTTTGCCTTGTGCTTATGATCAACTACGGATTCAGTAAAGCGGACTTTTAAACCTGTAACAGCACATCGTTTATTCTGCCTGAGCCATTGCTTGCGTCTGAAAGCACGTAGGTCTTTTTGGGGTACTGGAATGAGTTTGCGTTTCATGCCAGCACTTTATCAAAGTTGCGGTTGATCAATCTGAGTCTAAATGCTCTGCCATACATACCCAATGACCATTCACCTGCACAGTCAGTCCATGTGAACACATTACATTCTGCGCATTCATCCTTTTCTTCCCAATCCCTACCGAACTGCCATCCTTCCGGACATTCCATTACTTTACCTCCGTTTCGGTTTACGATCAATTTTGAATTTATCCTCAATTTCTTCCCACAAATCAATTACCTTGTTTTTGATCTGATCTTCAAGTTCATGCTCTTCTACAAATTCAATGGCATCATCAATTGATTTAAAGGACTTTCCTTTCACAATGTATGATTTGTCAGAACTGTAATCTTTGAGGTATTGCAGGTTGTCTCTGATATCATCAATGCCATAATCTAAAAGCAATGTGAATTCTGCTGTGCGGTAAGGTTTCCAACAGGAATTCTTTTCAATGTACGCTTTGACTTTTATTCTGTTTACTTTTTTGATCGTTTTCCCATGAATCTTTTTTTCATCAGCTTTCTTTTCAGGTTCAAACAGTTCAATACGAACAGAAGCGTAATAACCCATTGCAAACCCACCGGGAGTAGTTGTCTTTTTACCGTAACCAGAAGTGTCACCGGAACTTCGTTGCTGATTTGAACAGACCATCAGATAATTCTTTTTTGTGATAACACGGCAAGTAATTCTGGTTTGCTCACTGAACTCTTTTGCTCTGCGCATCCCCATTTTATCACCGTCTTCTGTATCCATTTCGATATCAGTACTCAGTGAAGCAAGAGAATCAGCAAAGATACCATGAATAATTCCTGTATCCTTACTTAATTTACCATTGAAATTTTCAATCGCTTTGTTCACATCTTTTCTAAGTTCTTTTACTTCATTGTACTTTTTCAGATCAAGATTGATGGGGAGGTCGTTGTCTTCAATGTACTCAATAAGTGCTTCTTTCCGCATCTTTTTGATATCTGATTTCTTTAATGCACCTTCAACTCCGGGTTCCCATTCTCTGACAGCACCAAATAACTGAGGAACTTTATCAGGCATTTGATACTCCATTTCATCGGTATCAAGATCAAAAATTTTAGCAAACGCTTTATTTAAACGCCCTTCAGGATCACCAAACAGAACGTCACCCTTTTGTCTTTGCACACCTCCTGCTATTTCGCATAACAGAACTGTTTTACCTGCTCCTTTCGGTCCTGATATTTCTACAAGAATACCTCCGGGAAGACCACCCCCACGAACCCGACCACCTGAAATAGCAAGATCCATTTGAGTACTTCCCGTACTGATCATTGTTTCCGTGTTACCATCTACTCCACTCTTTTTAGTACGTTTCACCTTAGATCCTTTTATTTGGCTTATTAAATTTTTCATATGTAATACATATAAATTATTTTATGTTGTCCGGGGGATATTCTGAGTTTCTCCTGCGTAGTCCTTCTTATTTTTCTACCCGAAAACAAATTGTGCAAAGCACATCCTATCCGTTTTTGTAATTCTTTTTTTCGTAATGTTACTTTCTGTTCATTTGTAAAAAATTCATGTTTATATAAATAGTGAAACATCTGCTCTGCTGATATTGGTTTACTTTGCTCTTGAACCGCCAGTAGTAGTGAATACCCCCAATTTATTCTATGGGCACTGTTTGGTCTTTGTTGTATTACTGTTGTTTTTTTGAATGCGTTCAGTTTTACGTCTGTTTTATTAAAAGCGTTTTCATTCATTGTTTTGATAAACTGAATAATACCTTTTGTTGTTTTTGTAAATGTATCATCAGGGTCAATAAGTTGGATTGCCTCATATATTTTTTCTACGATATTAATTTTCTTGACGTTCAAAGGTATTGGTGGATCTACCCCCAGTAACGTATTTAATTCTTTCCCTGCTTTGACTAACTTTTCCCTTTTAATTTGTCCAATTGATACATATCTTTTCACTTGTTCTTTTTTATCTTCACGTTTTTTGCGATTAGCTTCCTTAACAGCGGCCCACTTGTACTTCTCTTGCGTCTCTGCTCTTCTCAGGGTGATAATTGCATCATTTATTTGATCAATTTGTTTCTTTACATATTTTTCCCTTTTGCGTAATTCACATCTTGTATGCTTCAAATCTTTTATTACATAACTATGATTCATTATTTACTCCTTGGTTAGAAGTAAATACCCACCACGAAGCAACAACTGAAAACTGAAAACAGCCCCAAGGTATATTATGGGCGATTGATCATCGTAGCGGGTATTATTTGTCCTTTAGGTTATCTTATTTCTTGAAATATTCTACTGAATCAGCCCTGAACTGTTTGAACTGGTGTGTTAACGTACTGGTCAGCTTTCTTGCTCTTGCGGCAGATGAAGCAACTTTACCAGCCTTTTCAAATTCATCATGCAAAAGATCCATGTTGTCTTTGATTTCCATCATTAATTCATCCAGATTCGGTTTTACTTCTTTTTTCTTTGCCATTGTTCTTGTTCTCCTTTTGGTTGTTTAGTTTCTGGCAATTGATGCGTTTGCCCACATAACTGCTGTTTCAATATGGGTAAAGGCAACCGATTGCTCCCTTGATGGGGGACAAAGTGCTTCCACCATTTCTGCTAACTCCTTCGCTTTCGCCCTGATTGCTTCATACTTATCATTCTGTCCCGGTTTCGGTGAATGGTACTGATAAATATTGTCTAAATCTAACGGCATTTATTCTCTCCTTTTGGTTGTTGATTAATTGCGGTGGACAGTTGTTTTTCCGGTTCATGTTTTAATGATACGCCATATATAATTAAAAGTTGCATGAACGTGAGGCCTTCACTGCACCATACCCAATGGTTGGAGATTACCCACCACCGCAAATTGGTTATCCTATCTTTGCTATTTTTCTCAGTTCTTGTGCAATCGCCAGAATGAAACGAGGAGCAATCTTTTTATCCTTGAGTTCAGACTGAATCTCACTTAAATAAACCGCAAACTGCTGACGTTTCTTTTCCAATGAAGTGGTATTACACTTATTGTTTTTAAACTCCAACCACGCTCTATTCGCCAAGATCCTGATTGTTGAGTCAATAGGTGGTGCTTGTTTCATCCATTCATCAATTGCAGTCTCTAACCATTGTGCCCTGCTTTGTTCTGCAAAAAGAGCATTAACATCTATTTCAGCAATGGTTCTTGGGTCAATATGAGTACCAACATATTTTAGAGTTTTTCTGCGTTTACCTTTTTGAGATTCAAATGCACTCATGTTTCCCCCTATTGTGCCTCGTCACATTTTTCCCATTTGGGACAGTCATCACAATCTTTGGGGTATTCATCACAATCTTTCCCCCACTTGTGCCCTTTTGGGCATTTGCCTTTTTTGTCGGTCTTGTCCGCTTTCTTGTCTTCCTTTTTGTCAGCTTTACCAGACCGACCTTCATCTTTCGGTTCGTCATCATCGTCATCATCATCATCATCATCATCATCATCGGTTTTCATGTCTTCCTGAAGTTTCTTGATCAAATTGATCAATTTCTTTTCAGTCAGCTTTTTCGCAACCTTTTTCTTTTCGCCCAGATCAACTGCCATTGCGATCAATTCATCTTTGTCCATATCATCAAGGTCTTTTTCCTTATCATCATCATCATCATCTTCATCATCTTCATCATCATCATCATCATCATCTTCATCTTCATCTTCATCTTCATCTTCATCTTCATCTTCATCTTCATCTTCTTCTTTCCCGTTATCGGGCTCAGGATCATCTTCGTCATCATCATCATCATCTGAATCCGGGTCTGCATCATCTTCATCCACGGCATCTTCAAAGAGGATCTTTTCCAGTTCTTTATATGAAAGAATAGCCAGACAATCATCCAGACAGGGAACTTTAAAATCATCCAGATCAACATCATCACGATCAAGAAAATCAATTCGATTGATTTCAGGGAAAGGTTTGCTCTTACCAACTGTTGCTTCGGCAAATTTACACTTCAGAGTTTTCCCGCCTTCTGGATCTGCAAAGTTTTCCCATCCTTCTTCACCAGTATCAATGTCCTGATCAAGCTGTTTCTGAAAAAGATGCCATGACATATCAAAGATCATCAGTTCATCAGCTTCAAAATCTTTATGACCGACTGCTTTGACCACATATAGGACACGATCTTTCGCAAACATTGCTTTTGCTTCTTTCACATCACCCTGCCGTCTGAGTTTTGCGGCGTAATCACAAATGGGGCATTTCATTCCGAATGTTCTGGGGCATACATACGTTTTCTGATCTGTGCCGATTTCCCTGTGAGTCTGAAAAGGAAGTTTGTACCAATAATTACCTGCATCAATCTTGTCAGGATGTTTCGGAGTTGATACCAGATAAGGCATAAAATCCAGTTTGATCGGTTTCTTTGTCGGGGGCTGAAACTGAACAATCCCTTTTGGCAATTTGAGATAGTTCCCGAAAGACTGAGAAGTCAGACTTCCTTTTTTGGCATTATTCTTAACGTTTGCACCCATTGAGATTTTTTTCTTATTTTTCTTGTCTTTCTTTGCCATGTGATTTGACTCCTTTAAATAATTGATTAAATGTTTTCTTGCTGAAATACGTGGTTAATGTGAATTGAACAGCGGATACATATAAAAGACTGCACCCCCAAACAATAGCGATAATTGTCAAGTAACTGTAAAGTACCTCCCGCCAAGGTTTCATTGTTATTTCACAAATGAGTAACATAATGAACGGGAAAGCAACCAAAATACGCCTTGTGACTCCTTTCATTTCTTTTTCCCTGTCATTCCTTTCTTTACCTTTTCGTTAACCCGACTTCCCCTTTCCTTTTGTTGTTTACGTTCGTATGAAAGATCCCGAGGAATACTCGGACCTGCAAAGAAACCCGCAATACATAATTTGCCCAGATTTTCAAGGGCGACTTTTCTTTGTTCAAATGACTTCACGGCGGACTGAAGTACATTCATTTCCAGTTTCGCATCGTTTAAATCAGATAACGCCTCTTTGTACTCTTCCTGCATTTTAACTGTACCCATCACAATTGTTTCAGTCAGCTTTGGGAGGTCATATTTGTCAGGGTTTTTCCTGATGTCAATATCAACCTCTGCTGTGGTCAATTCCAATGCCTGTTTTGCTTCATCGTAATTGAAAATGGAATCTGCGTACTTACCTGATATTTCCATAAACCGTCTTGCCTGATCCAGCCACTCCAGATCCAATGCTTCTTCATCAATATTCAACATTGCTTGGTAATCTTCCATGCTACCTCCTTTTATTATTAAAGTGGAAGAGGAACGGAGTCGAACCGTTAGGCTTGCAAACACATCCCGTGAACCCATGCGCAAGAGCGACTTGCAGATACCTCTTCATAGTTGGGGGGAGCATTTGGGAATCGAACCCACAGACTACCAATCTGATGCTCCATAAAATGTCCCCTTTCTGCATTTTAAAACTTTCTTGATTCTTATAATGATTATACATTATTTTTAAAATAATCTATTATATTTCTTTTAATCTTTTTCATTTAAAGCATTTAATGCACGGTAACAGGCAAGCGTAACTCCCGGTTTCCCAATATCATAAAAATGATCTTCGAACTGTTCCATAATGATAATCAGCTTTTTGATTGCTTTGTTATTTTTCAAAACCATGCTGTTGCATATACCGAGGACTGATCTACGTATTGTTTCTGCTTCTTCATCTTTTAGACTGTCTAATATATTCGATATGATTTTCCAGCCTTTCTTGTTCATCAACGCCATTGTCAATTCAAAGATACTGCTCTGAACTTCTCCTTCATGTTTCGCACTTTCAATCATATCTTCAGGATCTAATCCAGATATCTTGTCCATGATCTTCAAAGCGTTTCTGGGCAATCCTTGGGAATCTTCAATGATCTGTTCAAATACTTCATCTGGAACTTTTAACTTTTCCTTTTTAGAAACCCGTTTCAATAACTTTTTCATTTCAAGATCAGTTAAGGGATTTACTTTTAACTGAACGCATCGCCCCTTAATCGTGCGTAACATCTTTTGGGGATCAGTTGTACAGAGAATAAAGAAAACATGCCGTGGTGGCTCTTCTAACGTCTTTAAAAGGGCATCCTGAGCCTGCGATGTGAGGCGGTGTGCCTCGTCCAATAAGAATACTCTTGCTTTTGATTCAGGATCAGTTGGTTTATATGAAACGATCTTTCTTAAACTTCTGATATGATCAATGCCATTGAAGTCTGCTGAGTTCATTTCAATAAAATCTTGATCAAATGCCTGTACCATTGTTGCAATGATTCTGCCGAGTGTGGTTTTCCCGCATCCGGTCGGTCCTGTGATCATTATTGATCTGGATGGCGTTTCCCCTTCTAACATTGTTTGAACTTCTTGAACTGTTTTTGTATTCCCGATAAATGTTTTAAGGCTTTTCGGTCGATATTTACGGGCATACGACATTATATTACCTCAAATACGTGAAAGATTAACGCACCTTTCATCAATTGAAATGTAGAAATATATTTAAGTCCATTCACATCATTCGTTTCAATGTTGTGTCCTGTTCCAGCGATCCTGAATACCCGTGTTTCATACTCATTTTCAATATCAACCAAAGCCCATAGGCACGGTTCTTCGTTCTGCGTTTGAACAGTTAGTATCTCTGCCCCTGATGGTAATTGTAGACGGGTGCTGTCCTGCATACTTAATTTGTACTTATAAATTGTTTTCATTTTACCCCTCCCATTCTTCGAAATGATTATTGTGCAATTCTCTGTGACTCCATTCCTCATCTGCTTCTTTGACAATCTTTGCGTTACACGGATCATCTTCCTGTACGTTTTCAGCAACCCATAGCAAATAAGAACTGGGCAACTTATAAATTTCAGTATTCTTGTGCATCCCCCACGGCATCTTCATATCGGACTCTCCTTTCTGTGACAGCTTCACCATCTGCCGATTCATAATTCCCGCATGTCACCCTTGTTCCGACACTTCCTAATTTTTCACAAGTTGCTTTCTGTAATTCTTTTTGTAATTCAGCGGGGTCACCACCATTCATTGTGTGATCTAATAATCTCACAAGAATCTGTCCGGGTGTTTCTTTCTTCATATCGGTGCCTCCTTCGGGTATAAATGTTTAAACGCTTCCTGATCAACGCCTTTCATGCTGTGTTCCCCCATATCCAGAAAGCACTCTTTGATATTTACGTTATTCTGTTTTGCTACTTGATGGCAGGAAACGTACATTCCATTGAAAGTACCCGGATGAATTATGTATTTCTTTCTGATTCTTTGTGTCATAACGCAACCTCCTTCTTATTCCATGCACCATTAATAGGAAATACGTCTGCCTCTACTTCCAATGGTACGTTAATCCAATCAAACTTTTCCCTGATATCAACTGTCATTATCTGCGTAACTTTTGCCAGTACCACTTCCCGTTCAGACGGCCATAAATGTAAAAGCATTTCATCATGAATCTGACCCATCATGCACGTTTTCATATTGTTCTCTTTGATCCACTTATTCACCTCTTTAAACGCCCAGAGAAGCAAGTGAAACGCTGTTCCCTGTATCGGCCAGTTGCAACACTGTCTACGATTAAAAGACCCCTGACACCTGAATCCGGTGAGCATATCAATATACCCATTTTCAATATAATTCTGCCAAGTGTACTCTTTCCATTTCGTATAAATTTTAAATCTGTTTTCCCAGAAGTCCTTTTCAACTTTTTCAACGTGCTTTTCAAATCTTTTGTAGGAACCGATCCCCTTGTTCTTTAGGTGAATATCAATTGGCGTTCCATCTTTAAGCACAACTCCTTTTTTCTGCTCCCAAAGATTCCTTGCACAATTCCCGTAATAATCACCATAAAATTCAGGGAATACAAAACCATTTTTACCTGCTTGCCTTAGTGTAGCTTCACCGGGAGTACCATCTGCGTTTTTGTGTTTCTTGTCAAGACCATCTAATTTAAATAGTTGTACTCCCATATCCTTGTGCATATCTGTACTTGGATCAGTCACGTATTTGATCATTGCAGGATCTTTATGGTAAAAACAACCTGTGATAACTTCAACCCCTGAATAATCAATGGCGGTGATCTGATAACCCGGAAGCGGTAAGATTGCCTTCCTGATCATGTTCATCATTTCAAAGTCACGTTTCGGAATGTTCTGGAAGTTGATATGGCTTGATGAATTATGAACACAAATTTCATTTGCAAAAAAGTTATTAAAATCTTCAATTTCTAAATCGTAAACATCAACAGTTGTGTTTATTTCCTCTATTCCTGTTATAATGTGATTTCCGGGTTTAAAATCACCGAATTGATTTCCCCATCTTCTACTTGTACTGATACCATAATATTTATATAATTTTAAAAGATTTGAGTGTCCTATTCCGAGAATAGTTTGTACTTTCGCTCTCCCTAATTTACTGAGTTTTTGGAGTCTTTGTTTTGAAATAAAATTACCATTTCTATCATATCTCAATTTAACTATTTTTGGGTCAATCCCGTGTTTTTTTAAATATTGTTTAAATATGTTAAACGTATAATTAACTTTTGTGGGTTGTCCTTTTGCTTCTGCTAATAATCGAATACATTTCATCCTTGACAGCCCTAAATAATTTGGATGTTCTTCCCCTTTCTTTGGTATTATTTTATGTCTATTATTATGAAGTGTCTGTATTCTTATTTGTTTAAGTTCTTCTGGTGCATTTTCAGCGTGCCATCTTGAGTGGTCTTGTCGTGCCATTTTTTTTAAATTAGAAGGAGTGTGGTCCAAATGTATTTTATTTTTATGATGCACCACATCATCCTTGCTTAACTCCCCAATAAAATTTTCATATATAAAGCGATGTTCGTATATTCCATTACCATGTTTCAGATGTCCAGTGAAACTTAACGAATCACCTTTTCTGGCGCAGGATAACGTTCTTATTTTGGCAGTTTTTTTATTGTCGTACTCTGCTCTAAAATCACCTGTTAGTTTTTGTGCCTCCACATACTGACCATCAATTAATCTTATTTTATGTTCTGGTGTAACATCTATGTAACTTCTTTTGTTTGATCCTTTCACAAAATAATGAATCCTTATCACTTTTTTACACCCAGTTTTACCAGCCCATAAAACTTTACGAATTGCCGGATTTAATTGATCATCAAAACAGTAAACAAAGTCACCCTCTTTCACATCCTCAATTGGTTTCCCATTTGGGTATTTTAAAAATTCTTGTGCTAATAATATTGGTGTTCCTTTTGCCACACAACCGCGATAACTAATAGGCATTACCAGATCAAAGAACGGGTGCAGGATTCCGTCTACTTGTTCCCGTAACATCCCACCAATGTAGGTATCACGAGTTTTTGAATATTTTCTTTTTCTGATAAGAGGTTTTGTTCCCTCAACTTTTAATAAGGTTAACGCCTCCTCGTCTGTTGCGTCCTCTCCTTTGTCTGTTTGTTTTAGGGACTTCAGTTTCATCTTTTTGAAAAGAATTATTCGAAGTTGTGTATCTGAATTGTAATTTGTTTTTGTTCCATATATCTTTTTCCATAATGTACCCAGAGTTGTTCCTTCAAGCTCCTTTTCAGCTTTCTTGATTTTCTTTGTCAGTCTTTTGGTTGTAACCTTACAGTAATCAACGTCAATACGCATACCATTGAACTCAGCATCAGCCAGAGCAAGCGTACCCTCATGGAATAGTTCGTAAGCATCACGCATTACTGGATTCATTTGACCGATCATTTTAATACCTCCCAAAATATGCTTTGTTTTTCCAAGGTTTCCTTTTTCTTGATGTACTCATCGCTATTGGTTCTGAAAGTGGTAAATACGCAAGTTCTTCCATTTTGCCGAGTCGTTCAAAATCTTCTATTAAAGAATCACTAACAACTATTGTATCTAATAAACCAGTCATCGCACACCCAAACCGAGCAACGTTTCTCATAGCATCTGCCATTTCTGATATAGAAGCACCCCACCCTACCAATGCTGTTCGTAAATGTTGTGATATTATGTACTGCTTGATGATAATCGACATAGGAGAAGGTTTTCCTGTGATCGCAAATTCTTTAATTAAATCTGAATGAAATTTCCAAAACATTACCTATCCTCATTTTGTTTACCATTGTTCCCTACTCCTCGTACAGCAATTCCCATAGTGAATAATGAGTTTAAGGACAACCAGTATTGTTGAGAACTGAAAAAATAGATTATCCATAAAAAGCTAACTCCAAATGATAAAATAAATCCCAGTTTACGGTGTTTACAGTATTTACTTGACTTGTACCATTTTGCCACATTTGTTAAAATGACGTTTAATAGCTCAAACATTTTATCTATCCTTCCATTTCAAGAAATGTCTGTGCTTAACGGCTAACTGATACGTGTAAATAGAATCCAACCCGCAATATGTCATCAGCTTCTTTAAAGGCGCTTCTTTCACCCGATTGAATGAATTAGCATCTTTATTATCAGCCCCCTTTAAATATGTACCTATCTCTGAATCATAATCAGCTACCCCCATTCTAACATACGTTTGAAATTTTAATCCAGACACCCCTTTCCCATTATTCATGATACGAGAACTGAGCATCGTATCCCACTCCCAATTCTGAACTTGATAACCAAGTATCACCCGAGTCCATAAAGTCTCAAATTTCATGTTCTGGGCGATCTTACCTATACTTTTTGACCTGAGTATTCGCTTCAATGCTTTGAACCCGTATGGATATACAAATGAAAAGCAATCTAACCCCGTAGCAACTGAAGCAACATGGATTGCATGTCCTTCCCTGTGTGGTTTTAATCCTGTTGTTTCATAATCAAATCCAACCAGTTCAGGTTTCCTTTGAAAGAAGTCCATCAAAATACGATCTGCTTCATCTGTCTGAGGTAATCGTTGCACTCTTGCTACATCATCAGGAATCCCACCGGCAAGATCATCGTATAAAAAGAATGATTCTGGTTCTGCTCGTTCAAGTGCTTTGTCAAGATCATCCATCCAGACTGCTTCTGCGGCATTTTTGTTATCCGAATTCAATACCCGTGAAACCCCGTATGTGGGACAAACCCAGCACATTGTCTCTCGATCTGGAATCTGTTGACCTCTCCACCTTTCGATACTTCCAATATTTTCACTTTTCCATCTGTGAGCAAGGATACTGGTCATTGCATCCTGCCCTAAAGCAAGAATCATCTTTGGTTCATATTGCTTTATCGCTCTCCACACCCGTTTTCTACAGCAACCAACTTGATGTGTACTTGGATATGGCCCCAAAAGAGCAGGGCAGTTAATGGCATTGATAGAAATACAATCATTGAATAAGTCAATACCTTTCGTTTTAAGTGTTCGTTTCAGGAATCTACCCTGTTTATCCTGCCAAGGCTTTCCTTTTTCATCATCTGTTATACTTGGACATGCCCCGATAATTAAAATCTTTTTTTCGCCCTTTCCGTAGGGTTTCATCTTTGGGTTTACTGCGTGCTTTGCTAATCCGCAAGATGGACAGGACAAAGTTCCCTTACTCCCTATTTCAAGAGACTTTCCTTCTTCCTTTGAAAAGAAGCTCATTATTCCTCCATGAGTGAAATGACATGTTTGAAATTCTCTCCTTCAAATAACAATCTGTCCCCATCAGTCATACAGTCAACTGTTTTCCCCAGAACATCACGAAGGAATTGAGGATGAATCTGAAACTTGAATTCCGGTCCTTCGAACTTGGTCTTCATTGTTTCTTCAGCCCACCCGATCTTGCTTTCCCCACGTACTGTGATCTTTTTGGGTTCTACGTGAACCTGAACCGTGCTATCGACATCAATATCAGATTTCCCGAATACTTCTACCCGATCAAGTGCATCAGCCAGTTGCTTCGGAATCGTGATCTTTGTTCCTTTCATTTTAAACATCTTGCTGGAGTCTTTAAACGTCTCACCATATATCCTGCTCGAAAAGATCAGATCAGCTTTTGTTTTGAAATGAATCCACCCATTTGTTTCTGCGTATTTAGTCACCGGATATTTTGCAAGCATACCGGCATTAACGGCAGGGATAAGAATTGCGTCTTCGAATTCTGAATCAAATGTGTACTGAGTCACACGAGTCCTGTCTGTTGATACGATCAGTCCATCAGTAATGTACAAGCATGTAAATTTGGGAACGGACATATCACGGGATGCTGAGAACATGCAGAACTTCATTCCCTCCAGTAACCCTTTAGGAATCTTTTTCCACTTTTTGATCTTGCCGAGTTCTTTCAGGGGCAGAGTAATATCTTCATCAAACTTGATTCCTACTTTCGTTCGTTTGGACTGCATCTGCAATTCATTGTTATGAAGTCCCAGTTCGATTTCTTCTCCTCTCAATTTACCGAGGGAGGCATGAAATTCTTTTGCAATAATCGCCCCTTTAACTGTGATATCAGTAGGGATTGAAACAGCAATGTCATCGTTATACGTAGCGATTCGATCCCCCAGAAACACGTAGCAATTCGATTGTTCAATGATGTCTTTCGTTGTTAATCCCGGTTTGATTTCTTCTAATGATTCAAGCAATTTTGTTTTATTTATTTTCATTATTTCTCCTTAAAGCAAATTTTCAATTTTTTGAATAACGGATTCATTAAATATGTCTTTCTTTGTTAGGGGAACCATATACAAGTGCCTCATCGGTCCCCGAAAGTTTAAACGGTTTCTATTTCCTTTGCTTTCGAGTTTGTGCGGTGCCCAGTAATCAATAAATGTTTTAATTGGAGCAGGGGTACTAAACCGTTCTTTTAGCGGGGAACATATAATAATATGATAATTTAGATGTTTTAATAGTTCCAAAAATTCAAATGGGTAATCCACATATTCTTTTGGTAATTTTATGTAGATATTCCCTGTCTTTTCCTCATAGATAATAAATCGAAAAGGAATCTTTTGTCCTGAACCCCCTTTTGTTAAATAGTAGTCAAGACCACAAGCACGGTCGAGGGACGCCGGCGTGATTCGTATTTCGGTAATATTGTTTTTAACAATTTCATCAATCCGCATTGTCCGGAGGTACTGGTGCATCCTTTCCATTTTATATTCTGGGGATAAGTTCTGATTAATTAAATGTGATAATACTTCTCTGGTTTGTCGACCTTTTTCAAAGTCGGTTTGTCTTTTGTGTTTTGGTGGCATGATTAGCCTCCTTCTTTTTCATTCTGATTACGGATTTAAAAACAGCATCACACTCCATTACTTTTGCTTTGATCATGTGATAACTAAGGAGTCGGGGGAATGCACGAGGTTTCTCATTTCCGGGGGCAGAGGCGGCAAGATAAATTTTCATTTTTTAACCATTTCCATTGATTATGGGCAAATCTGTTTGGTTGAATTTCATAATAACTTAAAAGTCTATATTTAAAAAAATAATTATATAATCTCTCTCTCTGATCTTTCGCCATACTCCCATTTCCTGCTAAATAGATTCTCATTTTGGATTCCTACCTGTTTTGAAATAACGTTTTCGTTCTTTGTGTGGGGATCCTCTCAAATGATAGAAAGAAAGCAGACGTTGCTTTTTACCCTTCTTTGACAGCGCATTCCCTTGCGTGGGTTCGAATAGCCAAGTCGCCAGATATACTTTCATTTTTAACTCCAATCACTGCAAAAATATTATTACCAATCATTTTGTCATAGAATGAGATTAACCGGTGCCATGGATCGAAACGGACGCTCATTTCTTTTTCCCTGCCCTCCACATTCATGACTGAGTAACCGCCGGCGATATAAATCTTCATAGATCGAACCCCTTTGATTTCTTTTCCCGTTTAAACGCCGTAGGATAAGCAGGAATAGCCTTTTCGAGGTCTACGTAATAAAGGATATTAACTTCATCCCGGAGCTTGTAATCATTCGATATGCCGGCTTCAACGATGATCTCTACTTTTCTCTGATCCCCGAATGCTTTGCCATTCCATTTTTCGTTATCTTTTAGTTTGTATTTTTCAGATTCAACTTTGAATTCTGATTTCCCGAGAACGAAACCCTTATCATCAAGATAGTCCAGAATGATTCGTTGTTGAAGTGTGGTGTATGTGCTAAGATGTTTCCCTGCTTCTTTCTTGTTCGGGGATTGAGATGATATCGCTACTTTCCACGGATCAATCAAATAATTGTATTCACCCTTTTTCTTTTTCGGGACAATAATACTTCCGAGTCTCCCGGTGACTACCCATGAAGTACTATCAACAGAATACCAAGGATAACGTAGCATCAGCTTTAAACTGGTTAATCCAAATCCATGAATTTTCATTTTAGGAAGCCCCTCCTCATCACAAAGATACTTAGAAAAAATAGTATCCAGCCACGGGAACAGACTTGCCGTAGAAATGGGGACCATTCCCCCGAGCGCAATATAGTCATATTTTTTGATGTATCTTTCTAAATACTCAATTGGTTCCCCGTAGTGAAAACAAGGGAGCGGTGAAAGACCAGCCTTTTCCATGATCCGTTGGTTCTTCCATGTTTGCTCAGGATCCCCGATGGCATCCAGATTGGCGTAGACATCAATATACTTTTTGTACTTTTTGATGAATTCAATGTATTCTTGAATATCTATTTCAATCTTTTGAGTAAACGCGGAGAAAGCCCCAGAATCAAGAAATAAATCAATTTGTTTAGTACTCATGGTCCACTGTTCCTTTCTGTAATGGTATGAAAACAATCTATTCTTCCAAATTTGAAATCTCTCTCTCTTTAGAATTACCGCCGAGAACACCAGCAAAATAGATTTTCATTTTTTCTTCTTTCTTACAATTAATTTAAAAGCAAAATGAACATTAAATGCTTTTTGTGAAATATCCCAGAAAGACACAAGGCGGTGTTGGAATATAGTTTGCCACTTTCTCTCTCTCTCTTTTGTTCCGGGAGTACCAGCAAAATAGATTTTCATTTGATTAAACCCATTAACTCGTTACGGGCATCCAGTTTGGTAAGGAATACCCCTTTTAAAGAACTGGTGGTCATTACTGAGTGTTGTTTTTCAATTCCCCGCATTTGCATACAGAGGTGCTGTGCTTCAATGATACAGGCAGCACCTTTAGGGCTCAAATGCTCCATTAACGCGGTAGTTACCTGCTCCCCGATTCGTTCTTGTATCTGCAGGCGTCTGGTAAATATCTCAAGCAGACGTGCTAACTTTGATATTCCCAGTACTTTCCCATCAGGGATGTAAGCAATATGAGCTTTCCCGATAAATGGTAACATATGATGTTCGCACATCGAATAAAGCTCAATATCCTTCAATAAGACGATTTGATCATATGTTTCAGAATCAAACACTTTCATCACATCAGCAGGATTCTTTTCATATCCTGAAAATAAATGACTATAGGATTTTACAATTCGTTTGGGGGTTTCCAGTAATCCTTCCCGATTTACATCTTCACCGATGTACTGCATAACTCGTACCAGATTTTGTTCAATAGAATCCCCTGACTCTCCGGGATGATCTGCTTCCCAAGGGAATACGATCCAATCTGTCCTCTTTTCTCTCTTTTTATCAATCAGGCAGGTAAATGGGATAAGCGGGTATTTCTGATCGTACCATTCTTCTGTTGCCCCTGAATCAATAAGATCATCCAGAATTACCGTTGCTTCCTCAGGATTGTGAGTTACCGAGGCGTGTTTTAAAAAGGCGGTACATAGCATTCCCCCTTTGGGAACCCCGTAAACAACGTTTTCTGGTATGTCAACGAATGATAATGCTTCAAATATTTCTTCCCAAGTAATATATGTTTTCATGATTGTCCTTTCGAAGTAAAGAATCTCCTCCATAAATATGATCGGATAATAGATACTGCTGTATAAATTAAAGTTATTTCAAGCGCATCTTTAGATTGTAAATTAGCGGAATCGTACATGGGGATCACGAATAGAGCCAATCCCCATGCGATTGCAAAACCAGAGGCCGTATTTAAACTGCTTTCTATAAAAGATTGTTTTTTAGTCTGCATATTTAATGGGGTCCGTTATTCCATTCTTTTCAAACGCTTCCAATCTTTCAACACAACTACCGCATTTTCCGCATGATAGCGGTTGATCTTTATAACAGGTACGGGTGAGGTAGTACGGAACTTCAATTTTTATTCCTTGTTGAATAATAGATGCCTTGTCATCTTGGAGAAGTGGAGCAATCAAATCAACTTTTCCCTCTGTTGCTTCTTTTACAACTGCTCGCATGTGATTGATGTACTGTAAACGACAATCCGGGTAAATATGGTGATCACCGGAATGTACACCAAGGCATATAAAATCAGAATTAATTGATTCAGCGATACCAAGCATAAAGGAAATGAAAATAGTATTTCTTCCGGGAACGACCGTTGCTTTCATATTTTCCGATTCGTAATGTCCTTCTGGGATCTCTCCCCCTGATAATAATAAATCTGATTTGAAGACGCTGAACGCTGAGGATAAATCAATTCCGATTAAAGGCATAAGTGTGTCAGGGAAACGATTCCAGAAATATTGTCTTACGTTAACGGAGGCTTGATTTTCATACTTATTATGCTTGGATCCGTACGTAAATGATACAGGATAAACAACATGACCCTGCTCAAGTAGAAGCCCGAGCAGGGTCGTGGAGTCCATACCTCCTGATAAGGAAAGTACTGTTTTCAACTATTTAATGGAATATTTTTCGTCTTTGATCTTGAACTCGACGTCTTTTTCCCGTTCCATCCGGCAGGGGGATTTCTTTCCGCCGAGCTGTGCTTTAACGGTTTTCAGCATGGTGTCTCTTTCTCTTTCCGAAAACCGCTCTTCCAGTTTATCAGCGATTTCATCTTTCGTGAGACCTTTTTTCGCCTTGGTGATGAATTCCAGGATACTGGCGATTACTCCGGGACCGGAATCTTTCTTTGGCGGAGCAACTTTCTTTTCCGCCTTTTCACGTTTCTTTTTCTGAGCAGGAGTTTCAACCGACGCATCATCATCATCGTCATCTGCGTCATCTGCGTCATCTGCATCCGGTGTATCGGCAGAATCAATTTTTTCCTGCAAAAAGACTTTCACCATCTTCTTTGCTTTGCCAACGTGCTTACCGAGTTCTTCGTCAAACCCTGCTTCTTCAGCGATTTCTTTGATTTCTTTCAGTTTCTTTGCACCCTCAAGTGCTTCCAGACCGGCTTCGTAATCAACCGGAGTATCATCTTCATCTTCATCTTCATCTTCATCTTCATCATCCTCTTTACCGAAATCATATTTTTGTTCTAACTGGTCCTTTTGTGGTATGAACTTCTTTATTTGGGCCTTGAATGTTTTTATTCTATTTTCCATTGCTGATCTTTTATTTAAAAACCTCTGACTGAAACCCATTTTCTTACCCATCTTCTTTTGTTTAGCTTTTCTGTCATCTGTAAAATTTTTTAATTTCTCTTCTT